CGCGCGCTTCATGACCCTGATCCACGACGAGCTCGTGTACAGCGTGCGGCGCACGCAGGTGATCGAGTTTATCCGCATGGCCAAGGCGATCATGTGTAATCACCCTGATCTGGTCAGCAAGCTCGTCATCGACTGCTCAGCCAGTGTGGGGCGGACCTTCGAGCCCTATCACCCCAAGTCAGCGCCGTTCGGCCAGATCGAACTCGACGAGGCGCCTGACGGCCTGACATTCATTCCCAAGAGCATGGTCGGCCAGAAGATGAACGACAATGCGATCCTCGAAACCCTCGACTATCTAAAAGCTGCCTAACACTCCAACCGGAGCACACCCTTGTCGACCATTACCCTGTCCAAAGATCAACTCGAACTCTTGAGACTGCTCAAGGGTTCGAATAAGCCGCAGCCCTTTCTCGGCGCAGCCGTGGCTGCTGGCGCTTCGACCGCTGAGGTCGCCGAGCTCGGCAAGCTCGGCCTGGTCAACGCCACAAAGGACTTGCTTGGAGACTACTATCTCGAGCTGACCAATCTCGGGATGGAGATGGTGGCATGAGCACCGTCTCGATCTGGCAAAAGAAAGCGGAGTATCTGGAACTGAGGGTCCTCGAGCTGCAGCAGCTCGTTGAAGACCTCCGGTCCCAGCTTCGCGACTACGACTCTGGTAAGGTCTCGCTGCCGTTCAGGCTCACCACAACGGAAGCCGCGCTCCTGAGGCTTCTCTATGAGCGCAAGCTGGTGACGCCTCAAGCGATCGAGACCGAGCTTTACTCGACCCGGGCCGGCGATCCGCCGGACTCCGAAAGCCTCATCAAGGTCTATATCTACAAGCTCCGCCGGAAGATCACCCGCTGGGGCATCACGATCGAGACCGTGTGGGGTACAGGCTACCGCCTGGCGCGTGGGTCGCGCGAACGCATTGACGAACTAAGCAACAAGCAAGCCAAGGCAGCCTAATGACCACCATTTCCGCCCAGACTGTTCTCCGCAGCCGCAACGTCGAGACCGGCGACGTGCTCTCGACGCTGCTGCTGCGCTACCCTCGATTCATCCACGCCGAGTTGTTGACGCACCGAGCGTTCTCGCGAAACTCCGCCTCGTCGCGCGCGATCCCGACGAAGAAACTGATCCGCGACGTGCAACGCGACCCGGCGGTGCCGCGCTACTGGGGCAAGAACCAGCCGGGTATGCAGGCTGGCGAAGAGATCAACACCAGCGTCTTCGCCAGGTCCACGTCCGACGCGTTCTGGGCACCGAAGACCCGCGAGGAGGCCTGGCTCGCTGCCTGCGAGAATGCCGTCAAGGCGGCCTTGGAATTCGACGCGGCCGGCTACCACAAGCAAATCTGCAACCGTCTCGTCGAGCCCTTCGCGCATATCACCGTGCTGGTGAGTGCGACCGATTGGGACAACTTCCTGGCGCTGCGCGACCATGAAGACGCCGAGCCTCATATCCGCGACCTGGCCCGCGAGGTTCGCAAGGCCCTTGACACCGAGCCTTCCAACTTACTTGGCGAGGGCGAGTGGCATTTGCCGTTTATCTCGACGACCGAAGAGCGTGACTACAATCACTGGGACCTGATGGCGCTCTCGGTCGCGCGATGCGCCAGCACGTCCTACACGACTGTCGACGGTTTCGACATGGACATCGATCGCGCCCGGCGGATCTGCAACGATTTGCGCGAGGCAGACCCCATGCACGCCTCGCCTTTCGAGCACGTCGCCGAGGCCAAGCCAGGTCGGCACGCCAACTTCTCCGGCTTCGAGCAGTGGCGCACGCAGCTTGAATCAACGTGAGTATCTTGGGGGGCTTCGGCCCCCTAGATTTTGCGCCACTACTCCAGTGGAGCACACCATATGGCCAAGAAACCTTGGCAGGTCACGCAAGACGAATTCGAGAAACGGCTCAAAGCCAAGTACGGCAAAGGAGTCTACATCCACCGCTTCACCGACGCCTCTGACGTCCGCGGCTTTATGGGGGGCATCAGCGGCGGCCGCGCCGCCAAGGGGACCGCGCCGCCGCAGCCCGCTGACTTTCATGTCACCCACGACGACACGGCTTTCTACACTGACGTGAAGCACTGTGAGGACGCGGTTTCGTTTCCCTTCAGCGACATCCGCCCGGCGCAATGGTCAGCAGCCAAGCAGGTCACCGCCGCCGGCGGCGACTACGTCTTCGCCATCTATGCGGCCAAGCTAAAGCGATGGTTCGCCGTGCCCTTCGAAGTGATCGAAAGCCACGAACGCAAGAGCATCAAGTGGGCCGAACTGGACGCCCTGGAGTTGGAGTGGAAGCTGTGAGTACCGAAGACTATCCTGACATCATGGTGGATCTCGAGACCACCCACACCGACTCCGGCCGCGGTGCCATCCTCCAGCTCGCTGCCGTACGCTTCAATGTCGAGACGCAGGCCGTCGACGGTGAGGATATGTTCAATCGCTGTCTGCAGATACCGAACTGGCGCCATTGGTCGGAGAGCACACGCTACTGGTGGATGGGCCAGGACCAGGATGTGCTTACACGCATCCTGAACTCTGGAGAAAACCCCAGCGACGTCATCGAAGACTTTGTCGCGTGGGCGCATACCAAGCCCTGCAGTCGAGCACGAAGGCTGTGGGGCAAGCCCAGCCACTTCGAGTTCCCGTGGATTGAGTCCTACTGCAAGGACTTCAATCACCAGAATCCCTTCCACTACCGCGAAGTGACTGACCTCAACTCCTTCCTGCGCGGCTGCTACTTCCCCAACGCCATTCCCCGTCTCAATATCGAATTCTTCGGTGACGCCCATGACGCCATCTTCGATGTTCTCAACCAGATCAACTACCTTTTCATTCACATCAGAAACGCCGCTGAAACGGAGCGACGTCCCGTCCTGGTTCCCGAAATTCTCGATCACGGGTGACGTCCACGAGGGGCGTGTTTTCCGCACAGGCATCGCCCCTCAGAAGAGGGGTCAGCGCGAGGCCGGCATCACCGATCAGTTTCGTGATCAGCTGACACTGGCCGCCGCGGCTGGCCGTCACTTCATGCAGGTCGGCGACCTCTTCGACACTTTCCGGGTGTCTACCGAAACTGTCGTTCGAGTTGCGAAGATCATCGACAAGGTGGCTTACCACAACCCCAGCATCATGTTCGTCTTTATCCCAGGCAACCACGACGTCTCGCGCGATGTCGACAAGGTGAGCAGCTACCAGTTGCTCTCGATGCTGGTGCATCGGGTGAATGTCCGCATCATCACCGGCGAAAAGCCGGTGGAGATTTTCGGCGTGCTCTTCGTTCCCTTCAGCGCGTTTCACACACCCGTCCAGCAGCTGGAGGGTCTGACCGGACCCTACAAGGCGATCGTCGGTCACTGGGACGTCATCGACTTCGGCTTCGAGAACCCGCAGCTGGCGCCGTTCGAACGACTGTTCGAACTGACCGACACTGTGATCACCGGCCACGACCACCTGCCGCGTCTGCTGGAGCGCGGCGATAAGCGGTGCCTCGTGACCGGCTCAATGCAGCCCTACTCCCACTCAGAAGACCCTGACGAGGAATGGTATCTCACCCGCACGGCAGCTGAGGTCTATGCCAACCCTGCGGCCGTGAAGGGCAAGCACCTGCGCGTGATCCTGGAGAAGGACCAGGTGTTCGATTCTTCTGAGATCGACCCGCTGGCCCTCACCTTCAAATACATCGACGACATCACCGAAGAGACGTCGATGTCGCTAGAGGAAATTTTCGATCTGAACAGCGAGGTGGACCTTGCCCTGTCAGGTCTCGACAGCAAGGTGTCGCAGCGCATTCGTGAGCTGCTGACGGAGGCACGCGGTGTTTAAGAGTCTCGAGTTCACCGTCACTTTCGCATCCACCGGACGTACCATCTCTGGGACGCACACCTTCGCCGAAGGCATCACCGCGATCACCGGTGCCAACGAACAGGGCAAATCGATGCGGCTGGAGATGCTGCGCTTTGCTCTCTTCGGCGTCGATGCGCTGCGCGCCACGTCATCTGAATACACCAAGCTGCACGCCACCTGTGCCTTCGACGTCGATGGCATCGCCTACCGTGTCGTGCGCAAGAGCACGACCGCGCTGTATCGCGGCGAAGAGCAGGTCGCCTCCGGCGTGAAGGCCGTGAACCTCAAGATCGTCGAGACGCTCGGCTACGGGCTGGAGATTTTCGACCTCGTGAACAACTGCGCGCAGGGCGAGGTGGAGCGGCTATCGTCGCTGCGGCCGGCCCAGCGCAAGGCGTTGATCGAGCGCACCGCCGGTCTGGAGGCCGTGGACGTCGTCATCAAGAAGGTGAAGGCCGAGGCCGAAGGGCTGGCGCAGGAAGCCAAGGGCGCCCGGTTAGGGCTGGCCGACGTCGGCCCGATGCCGAAGGAGCCGCCGGAGGTCGCCGCAACGGCTCACGTCGATCTGAAGGCCACCATCGTCGAGCTGACCCGCCAGATGACCGAGCGTCATCAGGCCGAGGGCGTCCTTCAGCTGCCGCTGCCGAAGATCCCGAGCATCCCGAGCGTAACCCCGCTCCCCGAGCACCTGACGGTTGACCAGTACGAGAGCATCAAGGCCGACCTTCAGGGCATCGCCATCACCCGCCGCCTGATCACCGACAAGGAGGCCGAGGCAGCGCGCATCGTGCCGCCTGACCTCACGGAGGCCGAGCTGGAGGCGCTGGAGGCGCTGCTGGAGCAGCAGCCGGCGCTGCGGGAGGCCTGGGCGGCCTTTGAGCGCCGCGAGGCACTGATGAAGGCGGGCGAGATGGTGTGTCCTTCTTGCAACACCTCCTTCTTCGTCGAGCACGAACACCTGGCCGCTCTGCCCGAGGTGCCGCAGCCGGCCGAGCGCGCCATGGACGCCAAGATGGTCGACTACCAGCGGCGCGCGATCGCCACGCAGCGTCAGCGCCACGCCGACGCGGCGCGCAAGGCCGCCCTGCTGGCCGAGGCCGCCGAGGTGAAGGCCCTGCTGGACGGCGGGCCGTCGGAGACGACGCTGCGCGCCCGGCTCGGCCAGATCGAGGAGCACCTGCGGCAGGTGCGGGCGCGTGAGCAGGCCCTGGCGGCGGCTCAGGCCGCTCAGGAGAGCCAACAAGCGCTCCAACAGCGGCAGGACGAAGCCCGGGCGGTGCTGGCGGCCACGGAGGGCGTCGATGCCGCCCTGCGCGCCGCGCGTGAGGCCCTGACAATCCGTCAGGCCTACGAGCTGCAGGTGCAGGCATGGTTGGACGCAACCAACAGGAACAAGGAGCTGGCGACCAAGATCGCCGCGCTCGAAAGTGAGGCCGAGGCGTGGGCCGCCGGCGTTGCCGCGCTGCAGGCGCTCAAGGCTCGCGTGAAGGGCTACCTGGCGCCGTCGCTGAGCGCCATCGCCTCCTCCTACCTCGCCCGCATGACTGACGGTGCCCGTACCAGTGTTCGGGTGAGCGACGATTTCGCTATCGTGGTCGACGGTCAGCCGGTCGAGACCCTTTCGGGTTCCGGCAAGGCGGTCGCCAACCTCGCCCTGCGCGTGGCGTTGGGACTGGTACTTTCATCGAAGCGCTTCAGCGTCTTCCTCGGCGACGAGGTGGACGCTTCCATGGATGAGAACCGCGCCGAGTCCACCGTCGAGGCGCTACGCGCCTTGCGTGGTCAGATCAAGCAGATCATCTTGGTGTCGCACAAGCGAACGGAGGCCGATCACCAGCTCGCCCTCTAAGCCTCGTCTGTCCCTTTCACTCCATCCCGGAGCACACCATGACTGAAGAAGATGAGATCGAATCCAAGCTGCGGGAAGGTTGCAGCTTCGAGGACATCTGCAAAGACCTCGTGACCACCGACGTGCATGTGCGCGAGGTCGCGATCAGGAAACTGAACCGCTGGGTTATCTCGGCCGACCGTCGTGGGCGGCCGGAGCTGCGCCAGTATATCGTCGCCATTCGGCACGCCGACGCGCCGGGTTGGCAACCCTCGACGATGCTCGACAACGCAAGGCGCGATTACGACGCCGGCATGGTCGAACTGTGTCAGGCCCGCGACGGCAACAACATCATCCTCTACTCGATCCCGCGGCGGGTGCCGGTGAAGCGCGTGCATGCCTACTTCGCGAGGCCGGTGTGATGCTGACGATCATCCTCAACGGGCCGCCCCGAAGCGGCAAAGACACCGTCGCCAACTTCATCAGCGAAAAGTACGAGGCCGTCGGTCATCGCTTCGCTGGTCCCTTGAAGCGCATGTGCCACGACGCCTACGGCCTCCACGATCTGGCGGAAGAATGGTTCGACAAGTGCAAGGACGAACCGTCCGAACACTTCCTCGGCAAGACGCCGCGCGAGGTCTACATCGCCTTCAGCGAGCTCTATATGAAGCCGATGTACGGCAAAGCGATCTGGGGCGAACTGGTTGCCAAAGAGATCGCCACCTGCCCCAGCGACGGCCTGCACGTCGTGCCTGACGGCGGCTTCGACTACGAGATCGAGCCTGTCAGGCAGGTGTCGAAGGTGAAGATCATTCAGATCCGCCGGCCTGGTTTCGACTTCTCGAACGACAGTCGCGACTACCTATCGAACCCCGACCTGGTGGTGTCAAACAGTCTTGACGTCGCCAATCTGCTCAAGGCCGTCGATTACCATGTTGCCAAGTGGGTAGTTGACTAAAGCTCACTTCCATGTGGCCGTTTTTGCGGCACACTGCCTCGTGTTAACCACGTCTAAGGACGCACACCAGCGATGTCGATCAGAGAAACAGTTCAAGAATTCATCAACGACAACCGTGAAGAGCTGAAGGGAAAGACAACCGCCCAGGTCGGAATGCTATTTGAAAAATACTGTATCGAAGACCTGGGTTTGGGGAAGGTGCCCTGCACCTTCCTTCAGTTCAGGGCTTTGTGGGAGGAGCTTCAACGAGATGCAGACTGCCTCGTTTCTTCTTAGTGGCCTCGGTCTCGGGTAGTTCGCCCTTATCCAGCCACTTGGCTGTCCAATCCAACACTTCAACGAAGCCTCGCCGGCCGTCGGCCCACGCATACTCTTGCGGCGCCAGCCAGGCGAGGATTTCGTGTCGCAACAGTTTTTCCCGATCGGGGTGATCGTCGGCGATGATCGCGAAGCTGGGAAGATCTGGTGAATCCTTGCTCATGCGGCCCTCCACTTACCGTCGCGGATCGTGACGATCGCACGCTTTCCGGTCTGGTAGGTGATGATGAAACTGTGCGACCACGAACTGGGGCCGACATTGTAGCCCTGATCTAGGGTGCCCACGAGGCCAGCGACGTAGAGACCGTCGTAGATGCCGGCTGAGTGCTTATCGCCGATGTTCATCCGGCGGCCCATCTTGCGGAAGTTCGTCGGCGTCCCCCTCGCACCGTTTGGTCCGAGGTCGCCGTGATTGCCCTGCTCGATGCCATGGACGACGAAGCTCTCGTCGAGCTGCAGGAAGCGAATTTTCTTGGGGCATCCGGCTCGGCGCAACGCCCACTCCAGAGCGTTGAACTCCTTGCCTGCGCGGATGGCCTTGAGAATAGCCGCCTGCGCCTCCATGAAGAATTCCGCGTTTGCTGGGTCCTCTCGCCATTCAGCCTCCTTCATCCAACGCAGCAGCGCACGGTCGTGGTTGCTGCACACGGCGATCGTCTGGCACCATTGACGACAGCATTCGTGGAGGAAGTCAGAGGCGAGTTGGATCTCGTCCTCGACACGTTCCTGATTGTTGACCCACATCTTGAACTTCTTGTGCGGGTCCTTGCGGTCGTGGTGATTACGAGCGCGGAAGTCGTTGAGGTCGTGCAGGAACTGATACTTCGGCTTCAGCGTGTCGAGGATGCCGCCCTGACCCCACGCAAGCTCGCGCACAACAGGATCGATGTTTGGACTGTGAATGTCGCCCCAGGTGATCGCTGTGACGTTGTTGTCGGATTCCACCTTGCCGTTCTTCACGATGAGGTCGAGATCGCAGAGCGTGCCATCGTCGCTGGCGTTGATCTGGCGCGTGAACCAGTGGCCTTTGGCGTCGACCTCGACCAGCAGCGCCCCGTAGGCGTGATGGAATTCGGCGAGGAGGCCTGAACGCTTCTGGATGTAGTTGCGCTGCGTGACCGTGCCGGTGGTGTAGTTGAACTTCGGTGGATCGTTCTTGCCAGTCGGGATGGTGACCATCGCGATCTTGGCGTGTGGGAAGATACCCGACTTCTGCTGCGTGTAGGTCTCGAAGCCGGTGAGAGGATGGGAAGCGGTCGGCAGCGTGTTCGCGCGGCCGCACCAAACGAGCCCTGGTGCGAGTTCGACGTTCTTATTGTCCCACCGCTCTAGGTAGGGCAGCAGTCGTTCGTCGTACCAGAGCTCCGTCTCCTCGCCCTCCCACGTCCCCTTCTTGACCGCCATCTCTCCGTAGGCGTTCTTGTTGTAGGTGTATGAGGCGATCACCAGCTCTGCATCGTAGTGCTCAGACAGCGCCAGCAGGTTCGTCCACAGCTTCTCATGGAGATGGGTATTGTTCTGGGCGGATGTGCAGATGAACCGCTTCACGCCTTCGGCGTGAAGCTTCACAGAAGGTACGCGTGTCGGCTTGATGCGGCCGGCGGCAATCGGACGGTTGGCGCCCTTGTTGCGCTCGCCACCGTGGCTCAGATGCCAGTAGACCGTCGACCGCCTGACCCCGAGATCATTCGCGGTCTTGAAGACGTTGCCCCCGGTCTCGCGCAGTCTTTCGAGAACCTTCTCTTTGGTGACGCCGCGTGGGGCCTTGTTGGCTTGAAGCCCTGGCTTTACTTCTGACACCACTCGATCACCCATTGGATCAGAGCGGCCTTGCCGGCGGCGCATGAGCCGTAGGCGCCGAGCGCCTTGATGGCGGCGGCGTCCTTATCCGCAGCGGAAGCTCCAGGTTTCAGCTTGAGATAGAGCGCGTCGCACGGAAGCATCAGCGACGCAGGCGGCTCGCAACGATTACGGACCAGCTCCTGCTGCAGCATTGGCTCGATCGACGGCGTCGTTCCACACGCGGATAGTGCGCTCGCCAGGAGCACAGACAGGATCTTTCGGCGCGGCATCGCGTGCCTCCTCTGCAGCGTCATCAGTTGCGGCGCGCAGCTCGGCGCGCACCTGCTCAAGTTGCTTGGAAGCGGCGAGACCGGCATCGCGGGCCTTTTGCTTCTCATCGTCGAGTTCCTTGCGGAGCTTGTCGTTGACGGCGCGGTTCTCTTCCTGCGCGCGGGCGTAGCCGGCCTTGTCGGCGGCGTTGTAGGCGTCCTGCACCCAGCCCGAGTGCAGCCAGAGCGCGCCGAGCAGCAGCACGACAGCGATCAGCACCTTGCCGATGGGGGAGGTCAGGAAGTCCCAGGCAGTCTTCAACCAGATCATGGCTTTACGTCGCCCTCGACGATGTTGCCGCCCGGGACGCCGAAGATGCGCTCAGCGGTGGCGCCGGTGACGTAGAAGCCCATCGTGAAGATCACGATGTCCCTGACAGACGGCATGACGGCATTCACCATGTCGACGCCGTGATAGAAGGCGTAGGCAAGGGACGCGCCGCTCGCGTAGAGGACGATGTTCACCGCGCGGCGGCGCATCGCCCACTGAGGGTCGCCCTTGATCTTCACGGGGTGCCTTTGAAGCCGTTGGTCGTCCACCAGGCCATGAATGCCAGCACGGCGCCGACCATCACCGTGCCGAGCGCCTTGAAGGCGCCGCTCATGAAGTTGCGGCGCGCGGCGCGCCAGCCGTCGAGCAGATCGTGAAGGTCGATGATGTCCTTCTTGACCTTCTCGGGATCGTCTTCGTGCGTCAGGCCTACCTGCGCGAGCGCCTTACGCGCGCCCTTCTCGGCTGCTTCCTCAAGCATGACCTGAAGTTGCAGACTGGGGATGGTGACGATCTCGTCGGCGGACATCAGTGGCCCCCCAGGAACATCGCCTGCTCAGCCTTGCGGCGCCGCACCAGGCCGTTGACCTTGCGCCCGCCGGCGTAGACCCAGTCAGTGAAATGGGCTGCCGCGCCCGCGTAGTCTCCGCGGTTCAGCTTCGCCAGCAGCGTGGAGTCGGCGAGGTCGCCCTTCTTGCCGTCGGCGATACCGACGCCGACGTTGTAGGCAAGGCTGGCGAGTGCGTTGGACTGCCCCTGGTTGAGCTTGACCTTCACCAGCTTGGAGAGCTGAGCGCATTTCTCGCCGACCTTGGAGGCCAGCAGAGCATCGGCGTCGGCCAACGTCATACCGTTGGGATAGAGCTCCTTGGCCAGAGCGAAGGCGCGGTCCTTGTCGCGCGGGCCGGTGAGCGGCCGGCCATTCAGGAACAGGGCATAGCCCCACCCCATCGTCCAAATGCCGATGGGGTCCATCTCAGGCTCGAGAATGGGCGTGCGCTTGTCGCTGTCGTGGAGGCCTTCGAACGACTTGATGAAGTCAAGGCCAGCCTGGTCAACTGCTAGTACCGGCATATCGTCCTCGGATAAGTTTGGACGACTTCTAGGAACCAGGCTCTGCCTGTGGCGTGAGTCTCGCGGACTCATCCCTGATGAGGCGAATGACCAGCTTGGAAATCGTGGTTTTTCGCCTCTTGGCCAGCGCCCGGGCCTGCTCGTACTCGGCGGGGGTCAGGTAGGCTGTGAGGACCTTACGGTTCGTGGGCATCACTCACCCAGCCTGTTGATCAGGAGATCTCCTGTGGGGGCTAGGGCGCGCAACGACGTAGATTTGCGGACGTGGTAGACGAACCACGCTGGCTGAGCGTGGAGCGGCCTGTCAGGCAAGCTCGTCAGCCAGACGTAGGCCAGATCGTCCATGGCGTCGAGCAGATCATCTACGGACTGCTTCTCATCCATTTCGAACACGGCCCAATACCCTGGCAGGGGCTCCGGGGCCATGTCGCACTCACCATCGATGAAGACGAACATGGTCACTGGCCGTCATACTCGTTCTGATCGTAGGGATCGTAGGGGTTTTCTCCGGGCTTGAGGGCGCCAGGCCCCTTGGTGAAATACCAGACTGCGAAGCCGAGAATGCCGAGGACGATCAAAACGGTGACCATGGTGTGCTCCTTGAGGAGTGAGGGGGAAACTGTAGGCCAGCCTGACGGCGGTGTTAGTGAGTCAGTTTTAGTCGACGACATTGGTACCCTTGAATGCAAGCTCGATATCGTTACTTGAGCGACATGTTACGGAAACGCGGCGTTCTCAAACACTTCCTTCACACTTGCTGCCAACTGCCCGATGTCCTTTCCGTCGCCGATGCGATGGTCCATCGTCACGCACAACGTGAAGAACGCTTCAACCTCGAAGTCTACGTTCACCCGTGATCGAACCTTGCCGATGGTCAGGCTGGTCCCGATGCCCTCGAGGTCGTTCAGCGGACCAAAGCCGAAGTCGCCCCCGTACGCCCCGTTCGAGCTCACGGTCGCGGTGGCGAAGCTGGGGTACAGCAACGGGGCTAGATAACGAACGTCCGGGTAGGTCTCGTAGTCCTTCTCGTCCATCCGACGCTTGCGTCGGTTGAGCATCCGCATCAGGCGGAGGTCGGTCAGATATCGAGTCGGGTTGAAGAATATCGTCCCCACCTGGTCTCGGTCGTGGTGCACCATGCGGAGGCCCACCACGGGTTCCTGTGGAGCGTACGTGACGCCGTTGCGGTACACCCTCATCAGGTGGGGGTGTTTCTTGTACACGACGCCCAGTGCCCTCAGGAGGCGTGCCTGTACATGAGCCGGTGCCGTCTTCCCTCGGACCCTTATGTCGATGAATGCGTGCTGACTGGCACCGGCGGCGGTGTCCCAGAGACGCTTCTTGATCTGATCCCACGGGCGGTCCTCAACAACAAGGGGCTCCTTCTTCATCAGCAGCCGGCCGTTACGGGCCAGCGCCTTGATTCTCGACACACGTGGCTCGATCCCGAGATGCCTGCATGACTTCTCGTGTGCCACGGCGAGGTCGTGCCCCATACGCGATGCGGGTTCCCTCCCGAGGACACGCACCAGCGGTAGCATAAAGTTCGCGCTGTTGGCAATCTTGTAGAGGTGCTCCTCAACGACCCGCACGATCTCCTCGGTACGCTCGCTCGTCTCTACTGGCTCCGTGAGGGCGTACTGGGAGTGGCGAGCCTCGTCCTCGCCGATCATGGCAAACACCGCCGGGATGAATTCCTCCACGCGGGCCAGGTGGTCGAAGACCTTCTCCAGCCACGCCTCGGCGACGATGTTCAGGACATTGATTGAGTCGCGCCCCTCCAGACCCTGCAGGTAGGAGATCAGGGCGCCGGTGGGCTCGTCCGGCTCCAGCAGGCCGCCCGCCAGTTCGGCGCAGCGCCGGAACACCTCGCGGTGGAACAGTTCGTCCTCGAGCTGTCCGGGGATGCCGTCGCCACGCATCGCCGCCTCGACCGCGATGGTCTCCAGGTGGGCCAGGTTCGACAGCAGGATGCGGTGTGCCAGCAGTTTGACCGGGTAGGTAGGCGGGGCGTACTGCGCCACCGCCGCTTCGACATCACGCATCTGGATTCTCGATCTTGGCCATGTCGCGACGGCGGGCTTCCTCAGCCCATTCGAACATGCCCATGGCCTCCACGCCGATGCGTGCGCGCCAGTCCTTGAGACTCTCTCCGTCCTCGCGAGGTGTCGTGGTCGTGGCGATGAGCACGGCGGTGTTCATCGACATTTGGGACATGTTCTTGTCGGTGGCGTCCAGCATGGTGCTGATGCGCTTCGTTAGTGCGGAGATGTCGCCGCGCATCAGCCCCAGCTGCTCAAGGACCGCGTCCTGCTTCTGGGAAGCGTCGGCGTAAGAGGAGGCCAGGTCCGTGATCTGCTTGAGGAGCTGGTCGTTAGTCTCCCGCGCGGCTGCCATCTGCGCCAGCATAAGCTGCTGCGTCTGGACGCTGTCGGCGTTGGACTTCACCATGCCGGCCATCGCCAGCTCCATGTTCCGCATCGAGGCGGACATCTCGCAGATGCGGGCGCTGAACACCTCCATCGAGACGGTGTTCGCCGTCTGGGCTGTCTGTGCGGCTTTGCCCGCGCCCAGCGGGTCAGCAGTTATCTCGGTCATGCGGTCACCGGGGGTTCAATACAGTTGAGCAGGAAGCTGGGCGTCTCGGCGAGTACGCGCTTGTCGACGACCCTAACGGAATACAGACCCACGCCGGTGGCGGTCAGCCGGACCATGTCGTCACCGTAGTTGGGGAAGTCGTGCTCGACGCCGTTCACGCTGACCTTGATCGGGTCATCCTTGGGAAGGTCTGGGAACTGGGCCTGCATCTCCACACAGTCGTCCAGGTCCTCGCGCAGCCCCACGACCTTCGGGTAGAACGTCGTGGTCGACACGGACAGCCTGCCCCAGGCGAGCGGAGTGATCTCGTTGCCGGCGTAGTTCCAAGCCTCCGGCCGCTGGTTCACCAGCAGGTACATGTCGCTGCTGATCTCCAGTATCGCCTCGGCATCGTTGCGGGGCTCCGGGATCGGGTAGTGGTTCTCTCGCGAGATCATGGCGATGAAGCGCCCGCTCCCTGCCTCGTATCGGACGAAAAAGCGTGTCATCAGATCACCGCCGTGTTCTTGTACTCGGTCGTCCGCATCGTGTAGCTTGTCAGACGCATGATCACGGCGTGATACGAAGCCCGCACCTCGTAGGCCGCTCCCGACAGGCTGTTCTCGTAGAGGCCGTTGCTGGGGATCGACAGGTTGTAACCGTCGTCCTGGAAGGTCAGGCTCGTGCGGCTGTTGACGTACTGCACCGACCACCAGTTCACGTCGACCGAAGGTACCCGGATCTCCCACGGCACGACACCGGCGTTCGAGCCGTTGGACAGGGTCGCGGGCACTGTGATGTTCGCGCCAACGCGGGCCAAAGTGTAGGCGTTGCCGGCTGCCCCGGCAGTCTTGTAGCCGATGGTCACCTGGGTGCCGCCACTGTTGGCATAGCGGGCCACGTTGATGTTCGAGCTGGCGTGCCCGTTCAGCACACCCACCAGGTTGTTGATCGTCGCGTTGAGGTTCGCGCCGATGTTGGACTGGTTCGCCGTCGCTCCCGAGTTCACGAACGTGATCACCTGGCCGTTGAATGTGATCGTGTTGCCGTTGGCGGGCTGGCCCGCGAACGAGATCACGCCGAAGGCCCGAGCGGCGGGTACCGCACCGGTGCCGCTCTGACCAATGTTCGCCAGCCAAGACACACCAGTGCCGGTGATGACGAACGACCCGATGGACTTCGACACGGTGCCGGCGGTGTACGCACCCTTAGTCCACTGGGCGTAGAGTGTGTAGGTTATGTTGCCCGCCGGAACGTTCGTGTCTCGCACCGGGAAGATCGAGGCCGGCAGTTGGCCGATGCTCGATAAGTTGTACCAGGGTGAAGTGTAGATCGTACCCGCGCCGCTGCGCTCCACCTTCAGGCGGAACTTGGGCGCACCAGCCACCTTGCTGTCCAGGTTGACGCTCGGGTCGAAGATCTGCTCCACGAGCAGGTCCGCGAGGCAGTCCACGTCGATATCGTAGCCGCCAGTCGATACGATGTCGATGTCGCACAGGCTGATCCAGGTGTCGGGGTCACTACCTGAGAAGATCGATGAGTTCGGGGTGCCGACCTCCGACGCCTTGTTGATGCGCGTGACGACCTGCTGCAGGGCGTCGCCAGCCGCGTTGGCGGCAGGCACGAACGTCGGGATGCCCACCGTGTCCTGGGGGACGCCCGTGATCAGCGGCTCGTAAATGATGAACGACCCCGAGCCAGCGCCCGAGGCGTTCACGAGGACGTGGATGCTCTCGCGGACTGCCGTCGCGTCGACGTTCCAGTTCAGCGCCCACTTCTGGCCGGTAAAGCCGCCAGTCACCGTGGACAGCGCGGTGGTCGTGAGGATCGCCGTGCCCGCCACGTCCGAGTAGGTGCGAGTGCCGACGGCGCCGATGCTCGCGACGCCAGTCACCGCGCCAGTCACCATGCTCACGTGCATGCGCTCTGAGGCGCCCACCTCCGCGAGATAGGGCGCGATGAGGCCGAAGCGAAGGATGCCCGCACCCGACGCCGTGAAGTTGACCTGCAGGCCCTTGCGGCCCGAAGTCGTCACAACAGTCGTGGATGTGATCGAGATACCACCCGAGGCCGCTTCAATCGGGCCCCACCCGAGCGAATTCGCTTCAAACTGGCTGAATGCAACGCGGTTGATGTCGGCAGTCGTGATCCGCGAGTTACCCACCTGCTCTGTGGGGGAGAGCGCGTCCACGATAGCCCCGCGAGCAATCTCTCCATGTGTGAATGCCGGGACGGCGGTCTGCGAAGTTCCGACAACCGCAAGGAATGGTTCCGACCAATAACCGACCGGAGTAGCGCCAGAGCCGTTGGCCGTGAATCGAGCACGGAGCCAAGCGTAGTGAGTTCCGGCGGGGGCGGTCACGAAGCCGCCCTGACGCTGCATGGCAGTTCCGCTATCGCCGTTACCGGGAGCAGTCAGCGCAGCCGCGCCCGTTCCCAACTCCGTGATGTACGCGCCCGTCGCGTCACCGAATGTGATGACCATGTAGGCATTCTTGAAATTCGTAAACCCAAGAAGGCCGCTGAAATAGATGCGGTCTCCAGCTTCAGCCTTACATGCGTATCGACGGAGATCGGCAAGCCCGCCAGTCGGGCCGACCGTAGCATGGCACTCTACGGTAGTGTCGTTAGCGGGCGTGCCGGTAGTCGCGACCCACATGACGTTACGCGCGCCGAACTTGCCGACCGCGTTGCGCCCACGAGTGACCGTACCTCCGACCGTACCGTCCCAACCGGCTCCGTAGCCGGACGTGTCGGGGTCCATACGTGAGTTATAAACCCGGTTCTGGCCGAGAGGGACGGCGATGTTCTTGAGGTCGCCGTCAAGCTGGACGGTGCCGGAGCTATCCTTGATGTCGACACCAAGACGGCCAGAGATTGAGGACAGGGTGCCGGCGAGGGTCAGGCCGCGATTTGCCGCGATTTCCTGCGGCGTGGCAGATCGAACGCCCCACCGATGCACGTCGATGGAGTTGGCAACGGCGTTAGAGGCTACGCCTGTCCAATGCGCCATGAGATAAAAATAGACGGCATTGGCGGGTGTGTAGGCCGCAACGTCAAAATAACCCTTCAGTTTGTAGAGTTTTCCGACTGTGCCTGTGCCAACCGCCGCGCCCGTCGCCGGATCGATCATGTTGACCAAAGCAAAAGTGACCGCTGAGTTCGTCCAGTTCATGTGCATCGCTGCACCCGTGAAGGTGCCGGAAACAAGTTGGACCTCGCACTCGAAGACCTGAAGACCGGGCGCGATCTTGTCGGTTAGAGTCCAGCTAAAGCCTACGTCTGCGCCCGCCACGCCGTTGATGCGAAGACCGTAAGCAGACGACTTTCCCACGATGCGCGAGCAGTTTGCCGCGCCGTTGATCCACTCGTTCACACCAGTCGGGAGGCCAGTCGTCGTGCTGTAGCCCGCGAACGTCGCGTTCGGGTTCGCGTACTCTGTCGAGACGCCCGCGTTGTCGAGGTTTTCATTGCCAACAAGATTCGCGACCACGTTGCCAAACGACACAGGACCCGGCTGGTAATCGGGGAACGCCGTCACGTCCGCGCGGACGATGCCGAGATAGGGCTGCATGAACAGACCAAGCGGATTTGCTCCGCCTGCTGTCACATAAAACGCCCGGATACATGCAAACGCCGCTCCCGCAGGGACAGTGTGGAAGCCCGCTGCGCGGACATAGTTCGCGGGGTCGCCGTTTGCGCCTGTCGGGAGAGAGCCTACCGAAAAGCTGACTTCAGAAGAGTAGGTGCCTGACGAGTCGAAATAGATCACGGTCGTGTAGGCGATAGAAATCTGCCCTGCCGCACCTTGGGCGTGCATCGCAGACGCAAAGATGCGCTGGCCGGGAGTGACCTTTACGCAGCGATTGCGTTTGTCTGTGAGCGTGCCCGTATCCATCGAGGGTGACGAGATAAAGGCCTTGCCAGACGCAGGCGTCCCGGTGATCTGCGTGCCGAGAACATTGTTGATCCCAGACTTACCCGAGGGATTGCGGACAGAGACCGGGACGAACCCGGTGTCCACGTCCGACGCGCCGATCAACCATCCTGAAAGGTCAGGTGCGAAGGCCGAGTTGAACAGCGAGTTCTGGCTGATGGGCACGAGCGCGTTATCGCTGTCTCCCGGTGCCGGGACCCAATCAGAGGCTTTGTTGCCGCGCTCCACCATGATGTCGGTGATGCGGACAGTCTTGTTATTGTCCGCCACCTGATCGAGGAAGAAACGCATCGACGCAGATGTCATATCCGCGTGCGACGAATTGAACGTCCACGAGAATTTCTGAGCGGTCGCGCCCACGACAAACTGCTGCTGCGGAAGCGTGTCGGGGAACAAGTCCACCTGAAGGTTGGCGGTGCCTGATCCAGCCGTGCGCTGTGCAATGAACGAGACCGTGTAGTCGATACCCTGCGTCCAAGCGCGGGTGGCGCTGGTCACTGCACTTGTGCCTGTGACGCGCGCGAGGTCGAGGCCCCACCCTGAGACGCCGTTAGGTGCGCCGCTCTCCACGAAGGTCGCCGCTGCAAACGTCGCCCCGCGCCAATTCGCTTTCGTGAAGAGATTTTGCCCGCCAATTACGATCAGCGCGTTGGCGTTCAGCGTGTCGATCTCGGTCTGCAGCGCGATCTCGGCGTTCAGGGCCGCCTGGTACTGAGACGCCAGCGTGGCGCCGACGATCGTGGTGTCGCCCGCCAGGTTGCTCCACAGCACGGGCGTCGTGTAGGTCGCCAGCGTCGCCGTCAGCGTCGAGATAGCGTTGTCGTACGTCGTCTTCTTAGTCGTGATGCCCAGCGCGGTCGCCCGGCTGTCCAGGTCCGTCTGGGCGCCGATCAGCTGCTGCAGGGCCGGGACGATCAGCAGCTTCTCGGACTTTGACAGCACGTTGTCGCTGATCGCCGCGTCCAGATCGGCGACATACAGACGGGCTACGTTGAATGTCTGCTGGGCAGTGAGGTTTGTCGGCGTGTCGGAGAACGCGTCGTAGTGACCGACGCGATAGTATTTGTCTCCCGTCGTGGTGACGGCGATGCGGGCGTCGGGACCAATACCGCGATAGACCACGTTGCTGGGGCCGGGAGTGAACCCGCTCGTCGTGCTCATATACACAACGGTCCCAGCATAATCTGGATCGTCAGGCAGATCCCAGAACACGCGAACAGCGTCAGCATCGAACGCTGCGGAGACACCGGTCGGCGCCGCCGGCGGCGGATTGGAGATCTCCAGAACGATCGGGTCGGTGTAGATCCCGTAGGTCGTCAGGCCGGTGATCTGAACTTTGAATTCGCGCCTCGGGCCTGACAGGATCGTCAGGTTGTTGAGGTAGGTCCATCGATAATAGGTGTTGACCGTCCAGTCAGTGAACAGCACCGCATCGGTATCAGCATCGAGAATCTCGACCTTGAATTCAGCGATCGTCGGATCAACGAAACCACTACCATCAAAGGTGGGATTGCCGAGGGGGAAGTAGCCGGCCGGAGGGTCGACGACCCATGACATAACAACGTCACGACCAGAGAAGACTGTATCGACACCCTGATTGAGGATCTCCAGATTCGTCAGGATCGAAGTGCCGACGCCGCTCGTGTCGCCGAGGTACAGATCCACTTCAGCCGGCACGGCCGAGCGCAGGTTATTCAGGATCGAGACCGGATAGACCTGGAATGTGTACGGCCCAGGCGGGAGGTCAGGGATGATGAAGGTCGAGTCTTCAGTCGTACCCTGCAGGATAGGGGCGTCATCGGCGCGCGACATCCACACCTGGTAGTGCTTCACGCCCGGCGTTGTCGTCGGTTGCCAGTTCAGCCGCGCGCGGATGAAAAGACCATTGGGGGCATACTGAGCCTCCTGGTCTACGGTCAGGTCGGTCGGAGGCTGCATCGCAGCAGCCGAGAGCGGGCGGCTATAAAGAGGCGCGGCCTGATACTCAGCCGCGTCGGCCGCCGCCCACTTGTTGCGGTTGACCTCAAGCCCGGTGATCTGGACGACGTCAGTCCGGTCTTCGACCTCGGCGATATCGACGAGGCGGAAGGGCTTGGGCGTCGAAGGTTCATTCGGCGCCTGAATCGCAAAAGTCGTCAACTCCTCAACCCCGGCCGGCAGGGCCGCGCCGAAGTCGATTTGGGTCAGGGCACCGACATTGGTGTTGGGAATTGCCAGCGCGGTCGTGGGACCACCCGGCACCTGGAAGACGATCTCGTAGTCGACGCCGGCTTCCAGATAGATCTGGTCGCGCAGATACATGATCTCGCGATCGACCGAGAGGCTCTTCACGCGACCTGTGATGCCCCAATCCATGTCAGGATCGGCGACAAGGAAGATGTCGAATAGTTCCGTCGTCAGACCCAGACGGTTCGTCTTGAATGTGACGATCGTCTTTTCGGTCTGCGAGGTGATGAGGCGCAGCATCGTGCGCCGCGTGCATTCGTGCCTGTTGGTACAGGCCTCGGCGATAAGGTCCAGCGGGATGCGGCCGTTCGCTGCAATAGCATCTTCATTCTCGAGGTAGAGGCGATCCTCACTCCAATCGAGATTGGGATTCATGAAGGTGCCTGAGATCGCGTTGTAGCGCGTCGTCAGGTCGGTGTAGCTGTAGTCGAATGTGATCGAGTTCTCCTCGATCACGTTCTCCGGCGTGAAGAGAGCCACAGCGTCTGAATCGACGTCGAGCTTCAACCGGATTTCACCGTCGAGGCCGTCGTAGGGAATGCCGCCGAAGATGCCGGCGACAAAGCGCAGCATCTCTGGACCGCTGCGAGCTTCGGTCAGAAGGCCATTGAAGGTGTAGCGTGGCTGGTAGCCGCCCTGCCCGTTCGGAACCAACCCGTCACACCATTCGATCGCCGCAACAAGATCCCACTTGTTAAGTGTGACGTCAGGATAGTACGCAGCAGCGCCCCACTCCTCATTGGCGAGGATCTCGTTGAATACGAGCGCGGGGTTATCCGTCCAATCGTTCTTCCAAGTGATACCGTCCCACGTTCCGTCCCACGTCTTCGTGTAGGGATCGTAGTTATCCGGCATGCGGCAGAGCATGAGGTCGTAGACGCCCCAGAACTGCGGCAGCGAGGAGAACTGGTCGCTGGCCTCACCGAGATAGTGGGCAACGGCCTCACCATTGAATTTCTTGTCGCCGGTGATGACCGTCTGGAAGCTCTCCCAGGTGATCTCGACGATTTTCTCTTCGTCGGATTCCGGTGAGGTCTTCGTGACACGAAGGTCGTATGGCTCATCGATCCTCGGAACGAGGATGCGATATTCCTTGACGTAGGTGCTGGTCGTCTTGCCCTTGATCGAGAGCTCAGCCGTCGGAGGAAAGCACGGTAGCCAGGTGGCCGAGCTTGCGGCCTTGTATTCCAACTTGAACTTCGCGGTGTTCTGATAAACGTCGCCGTCATCCTGCTGCCAGAGCAGGCTGTTGATCACGATGCGGAACTTGATCGCATCGATATTGCCATGAGGCGTCTGGCGCACGACCGGAGTGCCGCTGTAGAGGTTGACGTTGACCGTGGTCGAATTGGTCTGACCACCGAGGCGAAACTTCACAGCCTCGTCGTTGGCCGCGCCCGGGCGGAACCAGTATTCGAAGTTCTTGAAGTTGTAGCTATCGTTCTGGTTCTGGATCGGCGTGTCGCCGACATAGATGCCCTTCAGACCGTAGGCCGGTCCCTTGATCGGACCCATGCCAAGACCAACGACCACCTCGACGGTGTCTTTGGATCGAAGGTTGTCGGGTGTGCGCGTCGGCGTGTCGCCGCTGCCTGACTTGCGAAACTTGGTGAGCGCGCTCATACCTAGGAATTCTCCTCCCACCACCATTTGCCACCGCCGATGGGTCCAAGCTGAAGCGGCCAGATGCCGAAGAGCAGCGGGTATTCGGTCTCATCAGGCCCGTTGCCGTAGGAGAACTCCTCGGACGAGACGTTGTAGGAAAGGTAATGTCCGTAGACGCGGTAGCGGCCGAAGCCGATTGGGCGCCGCGTGCCGATACGCACCGTATTGCCTGGCGCGCCGAGGTAACGCGAGTTGTCGACATTGGTGCCGCCGTCGATAGTAGGTTGCGGCATCAGTAGTTGAAGGATGCCACCCAACAGCATTGAGGCGCCGATGCCAAACGCGAGGCTGGCGGGATTGATCACGAGTCCAAGAATCGTCGCGGAGCCGGGCAGGAAGAACGAAGCGGCGATGAAGACCACCCCGACCAGAATCTGCACGAACTTGCTCTTGCCGGCATTGAACGACGGTACTACGTGGATCGTCTCAAGGTGGGTCTTCTCGCTCAGGCTCTCCTTCGTCGAGAAGCCAGCAACCGCAAATCGCTTGCGGCCGTCCTTGGCGTTCGGTCGAAGAGCGTCCTTATGTAGGAAGCACATCATCTCGATGGCGTCCTTGACCGTTTCCGCGGTCACCTCAACGACGCCTCCGGGCACGAGCTTCTTCAGCTCGCCGTGCAGGACGATCTTATGGATCATTGATGACCTTCCCCCGCTCCACTCGGAAGCGGCGGACACCATCAGTGCCGATCACGTAGTGCTTGAGGTCAGGCCAGTTCCTGAAGGCGAACATGTCGTCGACCGACAGGTTCGAACTACCGCCGGGGTGCGTATGCCAGGTGGCGGCAGCGACGTCCTCGAACGTGATGAAGTCCTCGGGCGCGATCGTGCAGGCGTTCTCGGGATCGGGATCCACGTTCTGGACCTCGACCAGCGTGCCGTCGAGCAGCACGAATCCGGCCCGTTCCGGGCCGTCCGGGGCATAGAATTTAGAGAGCTCTTGCATGTCGGCAGAAGGCCGAAGCCAGCTGCCGGCGGCTAGATGAGTCAGTCGTTAGGCTGACTCACCCCGGCTGCTTCCAGAGCGGCTTCAATCATGCGCCGCTTGGCCGGCGGCAGAAGCTTGACCAGATCGATCGGCTGCTCCTTTGGCGGCGCCCAGTCCGGCATATCCTTGTGCCGCCAGCAGGAATTGAAGCCCTTCCTGACCCACAGCGGAATCTTTCCAGCCTGGCTCATCTGGTTGATCGGGTGATGTAGGATGCGCCCATTACCGAGATAGACCGCCCCGTGCTCCGGCACCGGGTAGATGACGTTGACGAGAAACATGTCACCGGGCCAGGCGGACTGGATCGTACGGTCAACCTTGACGAACCCAGCGTCGATCGCGAGCTCGGTGTAGAGGTTGATCTCGTCCTTCCACCATTCCCACGGGCGCGCATAGTCGGGGATATCGATGCCGAAGTTGTCCTTGTAGAAGCATCGGCCGATGTCGAAGCAGTCCTGACGACCATAGTCCCAGCGGCGCCCCACGAGATGCTGATAGATGAGTTCGTCAGCCAAGGCTCACCTGCGGGAATTCGGGAGGGTTGTAGGTCTTGCCGGGGATCACGAAGAACTGGCCATCGAGGAGCGAGCGCAGCTCAGCCTGAATGCCCTGGCGGTTGACGCGTTCGATCTTGGAGATGCGCCACCGCTGGCGGCGGTAGATCACCGTGCTGGCCTCCAGGTGTTCGCGCTTGACGTCGTAGCGCAGCACCATCGCGTTGTCGAAGACGCCCTGATCAGCAAGAGACGAGTAGATGCCGTTGGGGTTGCGCACCATCAGCTTGGGACGGTTGATGTCGTCGTTCGCCGAGGCCTTAACCTCAGTGATCTGGATACCGATGCCTTCCCACTCGTGACCATTCCAGGTCACAGTCGGTCCGTTGCTCAGATAGAGCGTACCGCCTGGGGCAGAGAGCTGGATCTCGTACAGCTTAGCGAAGCCGTCACCATCCAGCTTGTGGGCGTCTTCAATGTGGCTTTCAGGGAGAGACATCAGGGCTGCTCGATCAGCGTGATTTCGAAGGATTCACTGACGCCATACCCACCCTTCACCACTTTGGGCTGCTCGAGCGGCGTCTTGAAGCGAACGGTGATGTTGCCCTCAGCCGGGTGCGGATAGATGAACTTCTTCCAGGTCCCGTGCTCGAGATAGAAGTCCTCCAGGCGCCACCAATTGATCGTAGGATCGTAGGTGCTCGTCGGCGTCGCCGACAGGTTCTTTGCGCCGCCGCTCATGTAGAAGACCATGGCGTCGAAGTTCAGGACGAACTCACGCTGGTAGGGGTGCGGCGTACGTGACGCGAACTGGTATCCGTTGCCAAGCTGGATCGCAGCGTCGGCAGGATACTTCGCCTGCATCGTGTGTACGGGGAAGTTGAAGGTTTCCATCAGCCTACGCCTCCCTGCACAATCTGTTTGACGAGTTTCTTGGTGGTGCCGTCGGTGGTCAGTGCCTCCTGCAGCGAAACCACGACGTCCTTCTTGCCCATGGGTTTCGGCATATCCGGCGGCAGGACGTAGACATTCGTTTCCTGGTAGGCCGGCGCCGTGGGCTGATACCGGGCACTGCGCTGACCGCTATCCACAGTGCGGTTGCCGAGGGCGTTGAGGTTGTCGACAGTCTCGGGGCCGAGCATCTTCACGGCCGACTCTGTCAAGATTCCCTCGCCAGGCATGGTCGGCGTAAGCACACCGTCGCGGGCGTGGAAGCCCTTTACGATGTTGCCCATGCGCGAGGGCTTGCCGAGCGGGAAGCCACCCATCTTGAAACCACCGCCGATGCCGCCGCCGATACCTTTGATCTTTCCGACCCCACCGAAGCCAAGGGCACCTAGGATGGATTCAAAAATCTGCATCGCCGCGTACTGCGCCGCGATGTCGAGCAGGCTCTCGATGATGCTCGCCGCCATGGTCTTGAACGCATCGCCCACCGTGGCAGTACCGTCGGCGATCGAGCGGAAGAACGTCTTGAAGGCGCCGCCGGCGTTCGAGACAAGATTGGGCAGCTGATCCTTGAGGTAGGCGTCCCACTCAAGATAGCCCTTATTGGCCTTCAGGTACTGATCGATCGCGAAGCCCATCGCATTCGCCATATCAAGCGTCTGGATCGTGGCAGTGCCACGCAGGCCGGCGAGTTTGGCCTCCGTCTCGTAGACCTGACGCTCGGCGTCATTGAGCTCCTTCGTGACATCGCGAAGACCCTCGCCGGCCGCCTTGAAATCTTTCGAGGCCTGGTTCTGCTCCTTGAGCGTTACCGCGTTGTCCAGGCGGGCACGAGCGGCTGCGTAGTCGAGCTCCAGCTGGTCCTTGATGGCCGCGTTGGCCATCCGAACCGTCTCTGCGTAACGCTTCTCAGCCTCGAGCTGAGCCTCGGTCGCGGCGATCTTCTTGGCCTTGCCCGTGACCTCTTCCGCATACTGAAGATCGACACTACTGTATTTTCCGGTCTCCTTGGCAGCATCGAGGTTCAGGTCAAACTGCTTCAGGCCCCACTGAGCCTGTGACGTCTCGTCCTGCAGCCTAGCCTTTGCGTCGGCAATCGTGTTCTTCCACTCCTCGAGTGAAGTGATGAGTTCACGCGCAATCTCTTCGATCGCACCGGATGCTTTCCCGCGGATATCGGCGATATCAGCGACCTCTGCATCGCGACGCAATACGAGCTCGGCGGCCTTCTTCCTGAGGGCGTCAGCGACTCCACTCTTAGCGGGACCAGCTGCCTCAATCTTCTCGATCTCCGCACCTACACGAGCGATTTCGTCGTTATACTTTTGACGAACTGCCTCCTGAATCTGACGCGTCAATTCCCACCACTTGGAAGAACCAGCCTGCAGATTGTCACGATCTTTTTTGAGACGCTCGATTACGCTGTCCCGAACGCCGGCTTCGATCTCGTTAGTCTCCTTGATCGAGGCCTCGGTAGAGCCCAGCAGTTTGTCGAGGCTCGTCTTCTGAGCGGCCAGGTTGACAGCGTACTCCTGATACCTGTCTGAGGCCTCGAGATTGTTGGCCCTCTCTTCCAGAAGCTTCGCCGCCTCCAGATCCCCCCGCTCGGCCGCAGCCTTCGCACTCTCTCGAACGGCTTCAACGCTGCGCTTGAGGTCAGTCAACTCCTGCTCAATAGCGGCCTTGCGCGCACGGATATACTCCGCGCGCTCGGAGTCATCCATGTTCGCGTCAAGCAGGTTCTCAGAGTTGAAACGCAGAAGGTCAGCGTTGCGCTGACCGTAACGCTTCACCTCAGGATCTTCGCTGTTGAACTGAAGCTGCTTGGACTCGGCAGCTCTGACGATACGATCCTGGAGCGCAGACATCACGATGGTCGCATTTGACGCTGCCTTCGACCACTTCTGACGCTCCTCATCGATCGCCTTTGCGCGATCAGAGTTGGGGTCCTCGATAAGGTCAGCCTCCTTAGCCAGCTCAGACATAGCCTTCGTGGCCGCATCGAGAGCGCTCGTAGCGGAAACCAGGGCGGCGGCCGGATCTGTCGACTGCGTCATCTGCGCGTTCAGCATCGAACTGCGGTAGGTTGAGTAGGTATCGCCCAGCCTCTTAACGAAGGCCTGTTCACGGGGGCTGGTGGCCATATTCGTATATGTTGCAGAGGAGTTGCCAGGCTGGAGATCCTCGGCCTCATTAAATGCCTGGCGGGCCTGAAGACTGGTGAGCAGTTCCAGATCCTGAATGACCCGCTTGAGGTTGGTCTGGGCAATCTCAGAGAGGCGGTCTCGCAGGCTTGAAAGAGCGCCAGTCAGCTGACCGACGCTGGTAACCAGAGGGGGGATCTCCAGACCCAGCTCACCGAACCGCAGTCGCACTTCCATGGTCTGGGCCTGAAGCGCATCGGAATCCTCTGAGAGATCAGCGTAGCGGTTATTGAGCTCCTTGATCTTGTCGTCGACCGTCTCGATCTGCTGAGAGACCGCGTCGTAGGCGCCCTGCGATTCTTCGAGTTTGGTTCGAGCATTGTCGATAGCATCAGCTGTCGAGCTGAACGCACCCGTAAGGCTGGCCACCGTCACTCCAATGGCCACCAGAGCGCCGATGATATTCGCAGTTCCTAGAAACCTGAACGCGTAACCCAGACGCGTTGTAGCAGCTCCAGCTCTGCCAGAAGCAATATCAAGCCGGTTCAGAGCCAACTGGAGTTTGGCAGTTTCGACTTGGGCCTGTACCGATCGCGCCATGTAGGAAGCAAGCCCAGCGACGAGTTTGATGAAGCCCGCCGCGACCACCCCGATCGGAAGCGCCAACATGATTGTGCCGAGCACCTTGATCGTGGGGCCGAGGCTATTCGCCCACGTCAGAATGCTATTTAGCCCTTTGGCCAGTGTGACAATCAGAGTCTGAAGAGGCTTCGAGATGTTGTCTGCAAAGATGCCCGTCACGCCGGCCAGGCGCGCGAACACATTTGACATCGACTGGCTCTGTACCGCGTTGGCTTCCGCCGCGGCGTTGGTCAGCAGCAGCTGCTGCTGGAGCTGAGACAAGCTCGCAGTGTTGGCCGTGATGGCGGCATAGGCCGACGCGGCACGAACCTCCATACCTTCGAAAGCATTCTCGACTCCAAAGCCCGCCTCCTTCATCGAGGTCAGAACCGCGATGAGACCCCGCGATCGGACATCGACGTCCTCGAGCGTGAGGCCGACATTCGACAGCTGCTGAACCAGCTTATCACTGGGGGAGATGAGATCGACGATGATCTGGCGAAGACCCGTGCCCATAGTCGAGCCAGAGCGGATACCCTGATTGGACAGCGCCGCCAGGACGGTGGTCAGTTCGGTGAACCCGATACCGGCGTCGGCAGCGGTGTTACCGGCATACTGCAGACCGAGTGTCAGTTTCTCGATGGTCAGCTTCGACTTATTCAGGGCGCCTGTCAGCACGTCGACGACGAGGCCAGTCTCGTCGGCTCGCATGTTGAAGATCGACATCGTCGATGTGACGAGGTCCACGGCCGGCTCCAGCTCGGAGCCTACGGCTGTCGCAAACAGTGCAATCGATCCGATCGACTTAGAGATCTGCTCGGCAGAGAAACCCGCCTGCGCCATAACGACCGCGGCCTGTGCAACCTGCACGGCGCTGAATTTTGTGGTCTGGCCTACCTCCTTGATGGTCTCCTTAAGACCTTCCATCGTGCCGGTGGACGATGCCGAGATGGCCTGTAGCTGAGCAAAAGCTTCGTCCAGCTCGACGACGAAACGCGTGCCGAAGCTGATCAGATTGAACATCTGACTGATCAGCATATAATTCTTCATCAGGCCGAGCTGGATGCGGAACATCGCAGCGCCGCCATCGCCGATGGCGCGCTCAACCCCCAGGTCCCGGATCTGCGTCATATTCTGACGCGCCAGGTTCATCCGAAGACCAAAGCCCTGCTGAGCCTTCTCTTCGGGGGACATGGAAGGAGTGTTGGCCTGACGCTGCTTGGCAGCAACGATCTCCTGTCGAAGCTTCAGCTCCCGAACGAGGGCAGCCTCGGCAGCAGCCCTCTCCCCAGACGTAGCGAAGCCGGCGACCACCTTGCGGTTTACGACCGCCAGCTCGTCCCTGGCGATCTTCACTCGGGCGTCAGCGATCTTCTTAGCGTCACCTACGGCAATGGCCACGCGCTCGGCCGACAGGTTCTGGACGACTTTCGCGTTCAGACGTTCCTGGCGCTGCTCTTCCTTGTAGCGCAGCTGAGCGTTCTGGCTCAGACCGCGGCGGCGCAGCTCCTCGTCGCGCTTGAGTCGGGCAGCGTCTCGCGCAGCATTCTCCGCCTCAGCGGCGGCGTAGGCCTTGTGGAAGTCGGCGTTCTGTTTGAGGTTTATCTTGGACGCATCGAAGGCCGACTTGTTCATCGCCTCTTGATGTTCCTTCGCCTTCTTCAGATCGAAGGCAGCATTCATCGCGTCGGCCTCACGTCGCATGGCGTGATAGGCCTGAGCATTTCGAATGTTAATCTTCGATGCTTCGAGCTGAGACTTCTGAAGGTCCTCAGCAGCTTTCTGCCGAGCCCGTTTGTCGAAGTCGACGTTCATCCGCTGAGCTTCACGGTAGTCAGCGTCGAACTTTGCCTGCAGTTGTTTCTCTCGCGCCAACTGCTGACCACGCAGGTCTACCAGCGCCTGGAGCGTCATCGCTCGTGAGCGAAGGAATCCCGCATCATCCGACTTCGTAACCGGGGCATAATCAGCCAGACCGCTGGCCTTATCCGCAGCAGCCTGAAAGACACGCAAGCCACGCTGGTTTTTCACAGCGTTCAGCTTGCCGGCGAAGTTTACGTCTTTGCCGTTGATGAGCTCATTGATGATGGCGTTCTGAGCGGCGGTGATCCGTTTGCGAACACCCGTAGCGGCCGCGTTGGCCACAGCGGTTTCGCCGTCGCCCAGAGCAATCTTTTGAAGCTTGACAGGCGCACGACCTTTGCCCGTCAGAAGCTTGTTGATCTCTCCTTCGAGAGACTTAACCTGCTTATTGAGGTCGCTGAGCGCGTCTTTGGCCGCCTTGGGGTCAAGACCAAGGACATATTCAATCTGGGTCTTGTCACCGGGTCCGGCCATCACGCGCTCCTAACAGTCGTTCCAAACAAGGCCGCGAGTTGGTCTGCACTCTCGACGACCTTTGGCTCTTTTTTACCGTCTCCAAAAATCGCTGACGCCAACTGCGCCAGTGATTGGTACTCTTGGTAGATCAGGGCTTGTCGTTCGCCCCACTTCACACCGATGAACTCCTGAAGATCATCGAAGCTGTTCTCCCAAAAAGTCACCTCATCGAGATATCTGCGCGTGACGTTGAATGCCCAACTGCAGGCCTGCTCAACTGTTAGAGTGTCGAACCAGCGGCGGAACGCATCGAGTTCGTGAGGCTTTGCAGCAGGGGGGCCGCTTCTTGGGTCAGTTGGTCCATTCCCTGCAGGTTGACGGCGAAAAAACGTAGGGCGTGTTTCAACCCCCAGAGTGCCAGGCTCAGCGCATCTTCATGGCTGATCTCGTAGTCCTTGATGTCCTCAGCATCGAAGTTCTTCGGTGAGAGCATCAGATCAACGAGCGCTGCCATACGGTTGCCCTCGAGCAGGAACGAGCCGATGGCGCCGTCTTCCATACCCATGCCGCCGATGAGCGTGGTCACGCGCCGAAGCAGCGCGAAGCTCATGAAAACACGCTGCTCTTCTCCGTTCACACGAACGGTGAGGTGATCAGAGGGCTTGGGGAAATCGGCGTTGATGTCGGTGTCGGACACAGGAACCTCATGAAAGGAAAGGGGCGCTTCGAGATGAACTCGAAGCGCCCCTTTCGGAACAGAGAGTCTTTTTCAGACCTTGACTCAGGGCTTCTGCAGGACCAGCGCGGAGGCGCCGGCCAGCTCGGCGTAGCCGGTGTCGGCCGAGGTGAGGTCCATGACCGCCAGCTCGAACGGCAGGTTGCCGAAGTCCTGGTTGCCGAAGGACATGTCGAAGCCCTTCGTGATGCGGACCTTGGGGATCAGCAGGGTGACGATCTGACCGTTCGCCAGGGAGCCCACGATCTTGGCCGAGAGGAACGGAGGCTGCTGCGACTTGTCGGCGACCTTCACCGCGTTCACGACCGCGACCGCGGCGCCGTTGGGAACGGTGACACCGGTGGGGATCGGGGCGTTCAGGGTGAGCGTGTTGGTCACCTTGTTCATGATCTTGCGCATCAGCGAGCTCTCGGCGTAGCCGTCATTGACGGCGATCGAGATCCACTGACCGATCACAAAGCTGGTGCCGGAAGTCACGACCAGCTCGTCCTCGACGTTGTCACCAACGATGACACCGTTGACGGTGTTCGCAATGGTCACGGCAGCAAGCGCCGAGCCGTCGAGGCCAAGGCCGTAGGCCAGGTTCTGCGACGTGAACTCATAGGCCTCGAAGCTGAGGCGCATCGCGGCCGAGTTGCGCAGCGACATGACGATCGAGCCCTGCGTGCCCTGAGCGAGCTCGGCAAAGCCGGAGTCCTGCATGACCTTCACGTTCTTGACCAGGCCGATCGACTGGGCGTTGGTCAGGTCGAAGGCTTCGGTCTGGGGGCCAAGCATGACAGTCGCCTGGCCAAAGAGAAAATTGTCGGTTTTGGCAATGCCGTGTTCGGCCATAGGGGTGAGTCTCCAGGGGGGCCGCTAGGCCTGAATTTGACCCCTTCCCTCTATGCAGAACCGTGGTTATGAGTATGTGACTCTCTGGGACTCAGAGAGTCATGACATCACTCCAATTCGGAGCACACCGATGGGTTCCAGCGCCCTGCGCACCCAACACACCGTCCGCTTCCAGCCGGCGGTTCGCGACCAACTCAAAGCCCGCGCCGCGCTCATCGGCCGGCCGATCAACAGCGAAACCTGTCACTTGATCGCCGCATTTTTTGCGGAGAATCCACCCGCAATCTCCACATCCGAATACCTGCAGCGGCTCGACCAGATTGGCTGCAGTCGTCAGGCTCAATCCTCCGAACCCATATCGCTTCGAATGCCGCGGCGCCTCGCCGAGATGGTTCACGAGCGAGCCCAAGCCGCCGGCGTCGGCTTCAATCACGAAGTGAAGCGCATCCTCGTCTGGATGCTGGCCGAGAAGCGACGGATGAACGACGAGGTCGTCAACAGCTTCAAAGAGCACCTTCAGCGAGCGTCACAGCTACTGCCTGAAACGGCCGAAACTGCCCATTGCGCATGACGGGCATGACTTCGCTGCCAGAGCCTACGACCATGTAGCCACGCGGGGCTTTGGTGAACGCGTCGTAAAGGATGAGCCGGGCGTCGGTCTTCAGTTCATCCTTCACCTTGCCGATGATCTTGGTGAGCCGAACCAGGTCTGGATCAGAGTAGGTCGAGACGGCAAACATCGCCGATACCGTCACGGTCTTGTCCTCGGTCCACGACACCTCGCCGACGCCGATGACGTCATTATTGGGCAGGCCACCGTCCTCGGGCGACGAGCTCAAATCAGAGATTGCGTCCCAGTTGATGATCGTGATGCCGGGAGCAATCAGCTGAAGATCGTCCTTGATCCGATTGCAGAATGCGAAAAGCGACGTCCAAATGTTCTCGTGCTTGCTCACAGCTTGATCTCCTTACGGATACGAGGCTCCGCGACGTTGTTGACCCACCACGCTGCGTAGGGCGTCAGTGCCGGGCGATTTGCCCTGCCCCTGCCCTTCAGCTTGCGTTTGTTGGCGGCGGAGGTTCGGATGTTGTCGACCTGAGATGCATCGCTCCCGCCAGTGTTCACGCGGGGCAGGAGATCGATGACCAGGTTGATTCGTTTCTTGGCCAGGAAGGCGCCGAAGCCGCGGCGCCCGCCGCTGCCGCCCTTCATGTCCCAAATGCTCAGGTTTCCGCTATCGCTGAGCGACACGCGAACCGCGCCGGCGCCGACACCGCCCACGATGTAGGCCGTAGGTGTGCCGAAGACCGAATAGCTATCCGAGCCGGAGATACTGGTACGAAGCTGATCCTTGAAGCGGAAGAACGTGTTGACGAAGCGGCTCTTCTTTTTCTTTTTCAGCGCCAGCGTCTTCTTCGATAGTGGTTTCCAGTCAGGTGGCGAATACTGGCCTAGATCAGGCGTATAGCCGCTCTGGATCGAAGTCAGCATGGCCGAGGCGAACTGGCGCGCAAAGGACTTACCCACCTTGATGGCAGCCCTGTTGGCGCTGCGGATCGTCTCGGCGATGCGCTCCTGATTGGTCTTGTCGATGATTTCGTCGGTGTAGCCGAAAATCTCGTCGACTGTCTTTGCCTTCATACGGGACATCAGCCCGCCAATTCGGCGATCGTCAGACCCAGCTGGTGGTCGACGCGGATCACCTTTCGGCCGTCGACGAGGTCATTCTTTTTGAGATCCGCAGGCGTGATAAAGAGGTTGGCCGGCTCGTCGGGCATCATCGAGCCCGTCTCGTCGGTACGCCGCTCATAGGTGCCGCGGATCTCTCCTAGAGGAGAGAGCATCACACTGCCTTTGAGGCCGGTCAGCACATCCTCCTCGACCATGTTTCTGGCCCACGACAGCTGCAGGTCGGCTTGGAAGAGCTTGAAATAGTGGTGGCGGTTCTCAGACTGGCCGTGCTCTCCCACCATCCAGTAGATGCCGTAGGCATCGATAAGAACCTGCCCGGGGCGGACTCCCGCGGTCTTCGAGGTGCGCAGCAGGCGCCGCGCGCTGTTGAAGTTGGACACGCGCGTGGTGTCGGGGATCTCCAGAAACTGCCCGAAGACCTTCTGGCCACCTTCGATCTGGATCTTGGATTCGAACCGGCGGCCGGCGTTTTCCAGACCCATCATACCGGCGCGCTCCCAGTGACGGGATCAATCGCCGGACGCTGCGTCACGCTCAGGCTGAAGTCGGCGGTATCCGTGGCGCCAGTGACGGCGTCAATGTGCTTGGCGTAGGCTGCCGCCAGTCGGGCGCGGAGCGCGTCAAAGTCGACGTCGGCAAAGCGAGTGATCGAGACGTTATCGCCCTGCTCCTTCTGCAGCACCCGGAGCTCGAGCGTGTCGACCACGTCCAGTGCGGCCGCAAAGCGAATGGCTTCGCCGAGTGCCGCAGCGGCCGTGCCGCTGGCTGCAAACACCGTCTGCAGCGTCTGGCCGGTGTCGCCCTCGACCCGGTAGTAGGCCTTGATCAGGTCCACGTCCTCGTCAGGCAGCTCCTGACGGCTTGCGCCGATCGCCTGGCGCACTTCACCCGGGTTGGTCGGGATCAGCAGCCACGGGACAAGCCTGTAGGTGTAGGTGGCCTCGTAGGGCTCGCTGTTCTTCGTCCACCGGAAGGTGACCGAGCGCATTTCGTAGTCGAGGGTCTTGGCGTTGTTCGCCGCTAGGACGGTGAGCGCCGCGCGCGTCGCGCTGGCTGCCAGCGTCAGCGTGCCTGACTGCACGGAAGTGCCGTCATTTTTGCGGACGGTGTAGGCAACCTGGTTGGAATCAGGAACGACCAGATCCCCGTCGACGAGCAGGTCAACGGCGACGATCGCGTCTTGTGCGGCGGTGCGGTAGTTCACAGGGTAATCCTCAAAGACAACGGCCTGCCTGCGCAAAGCAGGCAGGCCGTTGAAGGCTCAAAAGTGCGACCCAACTTACTCGTTGAAGTCGTAGACCGAGCGGGTGTCGCCCCAAGCGAGGCGGAAACCGCAGTTCTCGGTGCGGTAGATCGAGATCGTCTGGTTGTCGATCGAACGCATGGTCTCTTCGATCTGCGAGTTGGCCTCGACCAGCTCCTCGATCGTTTCGGCCTTGGTATAGCCGATCAGCTTGTTGGCCGGCGCCGTCGACGAAAGGACCGGCGTGACGCGCAGAGCGAGCGACACGGGGTTCTGGCCAAGCGCCACGCCCGCGCGGGTCAGGCTGTCGTTGGCGGTCTGCTCCAGACCGTTGGCGAGGACCACCGGCGCAGCGAAGAGCATCTGCCACTGGAACCAGGCGTCCCAATTCATGACGACGGTGTCGACTGGCGTGCCGGCCTTCGCGCGCATCATGAGCCAGTAGACCAGGTGCTGCCAGCTGATCTTGCCGTTCGTGGCAGTCGCGCCCGTCGCGGTATTGTACGACGACTGGTTGACCTCACCCGCGGCGGCGTGGACGCTGTCGCCATCCTTCAGCATGGCAGTTGCCGCTGCGACCTTCTGCAGTTCCTTCTCGCGCTCCAGGCGAGCCAGGTACGGCGTGATGATGTCGAGCGAGGCCCGGCGATTGAACTCGTACGTCGTCCGGATACCCGAGCCGTACTTGAAGATCTTCACCGTGTTCTGGCTGGTGCGGATCGAGCGAACCGGGATGCGGCTGCCTTCGGGCACCTGAGAGACCTGACGCTCGGCCGAGTCATCCTCGACGACCGTCGACAGAATTTCCGGGCCGGCAATTGTGCGGGTGCCGAGCACCAGCGGCGCCAGCGTCTCGAACTGGTCCTGGCGGTTCTTCCAGCGCAGGATCGTATCGATCACTTCCGGGAAGAGCGCGCGGGTGCCCGAGTACGTCTGGAAGGTCTCCGACGCGGCCTGCAGGACGATGCCGTCCTTGAAGGAGTTCTTCACAGGCAGGTTGAGCTTGGACAGGACCAGCTCGAAGCCCAGCGCCTCGCCTTCCGGCTCGATCGCAAGGTTGAGGTAGTCCTTGACGCCCAGACCATAGTCCGCAGCGCGGGCCAGGAGGCGCTTGCCGGCCTCGGCCGAGACGTGCGCCGACTTGCCGTCCAGCATGTTGTCGAAGAGGTCGTTGACCTCCGACAGCTTCTGGCGCTTGATTTCAGTGAGGGACTTGTACATGGGCGGTGTGCTCCGGTCGGAGTGATGCGTTGATTAGAGGAAGACGACGGTGGCGTAGTTTCCGCTCACCTCGACCACGATGTTGCGTGCGCCGACGGCCATCGCGGCGCCCTTGACGACACCGGCGGTGCCGGAGCCGAGGACCTGCTGGCCGACATTCACGGTGCCCGTCTTGAGCAGCTTGAAGCCACCCTTCAGGGCCACGGTGCCCACTTCTCCCTCACCCATCTGGGTGCGGTCTTCGTAGGTCATCAGGACGCCGAGAATTTCCTCGTCGTCCGCCGCAAGCTTCACGGTGTTGGCCGCGCCGGTGTCGAGCGACACCGCCTTACCAACGTCCGCGGAAGTGATCGCCGCCGCGAGCTTGAAGGGGAACTGGAACGCCTCGACATTGATGCCGGCGAGGCTGATGCTGCCAATAGCCATGGTGAGGGCTCCTCAGTTAAGCGATGCGGTAGGCGTCCGAGATGGAGGCCTTCGTGTTGTTGGGTCGCGACTGGCGCGTGGCGCCGTTCACGGGGATGATCTGGTGCAGCTTCGAGGCGCTCGACTTGATCGTCTCGGTGAGCTTGGTGATGTCGGCGTCGGCGTCCGGCGCCGGCGCGCCGGCGGCAACGGCCGCGGCTTCAGCGTGCTCACGCAGAACGGTCGAGGCGTCCGCGACTGCCTTCTCGGCGGTCTCGGCTTTCGCCTTGAGATCACCGTTTTCGGTCTCGAGCGCTGTCACCTTGGCAGTCAGGTCGGGGACCTTAGCCGCATCGGCGGTGAGGTCGGCGATCTTGTCGTTGGCCGCCTTGAGGTCGGCCTCGAGCTTCGTCACCTTCTCGGCCAGCTTGGACTGATCGGGATCGGTCGCGGCTTCGAGGTCGGCTTCCAGCTTGGTGATCTGGGCCTTCAGAGCGGCGACCTGATCGGCCTCGGACGCAACGAGCGTCTTCATGGTGGCGATCGCGTCATGCGCGCTGGCGGCGGCCAGGCGGAAAGGACGGTCCTGAGCGTGGATGACGGCGCCGGGCGCGGCGCCGCGGCCGACGAGCGATGTCTCGTAGAACTTGTCCAGGCCGGAAATGAAGATGTGGTGGCCGTCTTCGCCGAGCTTGTTGCCCTCGTTATCGATGAGGTCCCAGGCGTAGTCTTCGTTGCCGGCCTGCAGGAAGTTGAAGCCCGACTTGTTCGAGATGCCGTTCTTCCAGCTGGCCTGGATCGACATTTCGCTGATCGAGGAGCTCTCGATCTTGTTGACGATGTCGGCGTGCTCCGTCTTGTCGACGAAGAAATAGCCCCGCAGCTCGTGCTCGCCGTCTTCGGCCTTGACGACCTCGGCGGAGAACGCCTTACCGACGGGAAGGAATGCCTGTGAGAAGCCGACGCCCAGGTTGTGCTCGATGTGAATCGGCACGGCGTTGCCCTTCTGCGAGAGATGGGTGGCCATCTCCTCAAGACCGGAACGCGTGATGCGGCCGTTGCGGAAGAGGCCGCCGGCGCGGAGCGGGCGGGACGTGGTGAAGGTCGCTTCGAAGACTTCGACCCGATTCAGGTCGAAGGCGTCGTCAGCCACGGCGTTGCGCAGCTTGGCGGCGATCCCGTCGGTGATGGTGACTTTCTTCATGGTTGGAAGCCATGAAGAAAATCCGCCTAACGATGACGTGACTCTCTGAGACTCATAGAGTCAGGAAGAAGATCCTCGCCGGCGTGGGTGGTCCGGAGTAAGCACCCGGGGGATCAACCGGTAGACGACGAAAGTAGAGCACGGCGATTGCCGCGACCCCCGTGATCAGCACGCCAAAGATGAAGCCGAAGAGAAAGCTAAGCATCGCACTTCTCCAGCTTGAGCGGTGCCCCATGCGCGCGGCTGATGGTCAGACCAAAGGGTTTGAGCCGTGCGCGCGTGTGAGACAGCTGCACGCTGAAACTGTTCCGGTTGGAGGCTCCCACCTCGATCATAAGTTGATCGATCGAAAGGCCCTCGGGATGTCTCTCGAGGACCTCCCTGATTTTTCTCTTCACGCCGGGAAGACCGTAGTCGTCCTTGGCTCTCGGTTTGGTACTCACGATTGATCCTAAGCTGCCATCAGGAAGAAATTGTTGTCCTGAACAGTGAAGTTGGTTTTGAACGTGACGACGACCTTGATGTCACCCTCTGCCCTGATAACGGACGCCATGCCGGCAACACCCGAAGCCGATGCTGCGACCAGTGCGCTGCCGCCCAGTCGAGCGGACATATTGGCCGCAATGGGCTCCCTGTAGTGGCGACGATAGGTGAGGAACTGCCCTCCGGAAGGTCGTTCCGGAGGCTTTGGCATCGCGACTGTGACGCTGCTGAGATCGGCAGTGATCGACGCTCTTGCCTGTATCGTCGCCGCGAGCTCTCCGACTTCAGACGGAGTCGATAGACTTCCACCTAGCAGGGCAAACCCTGACAGGGTTGCCGACATCTCGCCGATTGCTCGGAAGGTAGCCTGAACAACCGCTGCGCCTTGAATAGAAGCGTAGATCGAGCCTTCAGGCGCGTCGCTGCCCCCGCCGAAGTATCCCGGCGCCCAGTAACTACCCGCAAAGTACGGGTTCCCGATCATCAGCTGAGATCGTACGTTATGGAGCTGCGGTTGCCGTTGCTATCCACGACGGCGGTGATGCGATCGTTATCGTCGGCCACTGCGCTACGAATGACGATGGGTCCGCCAGGAGCGCCGCTCACTTTGCCGGCCGTGGCTGCAGAGATCAGCTTAAGAGCCTCACGAACAGTTAGTCCGTTCTCGACCAGCTGCATGTCCAGGATTTCCTCAGCGATGTTCTGAGGCGTCAATCCTATTGCTGCCGCTGCGGCGATCTCTGCCTCGATACCAGCAAGAGCCCGAAGGTCAGCTTCGGAGACAGTGCCCACACCGATCAACGTGGAAGCAAGATCGGCAAGGGCTGTAATTGAGCCTGCCATGTTGCCGGCGCCGGCAAGCGTGACAGCCATCTCCCACTTGCCGATAACATCGGCTGCGAGGTTGGCGCCGCCCGAAATCGTGGCAGCCGCCTGTAGGCTGCCCGCAAGATTGGAGGCCGAAACTGTACCTGATCCAGAGAGGGTGGCTGCAGCCTCCAGAACCAGCGCGAGATTGGCAACCGAGATGACGCCCGAGCCCGCAAGAGTGGCTTCAAGATTGACGCTACCGCTCGGGGCTGCCGACGTGACACTGCCGAAGGCGCTCAGGTTGGCCGAAGCATCGACCAGGCCCTCGATATAGGCCGTGAACAGACCTGCCCCGGCGAGGGTCGCTGACGCGTAGATCAGAAGTCGGAGGTCAGCACTGGTCAGTTGCCCGGAGCCGGCCAGGTTTGCCTCGGCGTTGAGACCACCGGCGAGGTTCGCCTCCGTCGTGCTTGAGGTTCCTGAGATATGAAACCTTGAAGCCATCGTTCCGGGCTTTATTGGTAGCAGCCAAGCTGTGGGGTGACGGACGCCGCTAGGGATGCCGTCGAGTGCGGCAGCCTGCGTCGCCTGTCCGGCGTGGAAGTTCTTGATGCAAGCGCCTTCGCGCCGTCCGGCGTTGCCCGCCGACGACGTTCCAGCCTGCCCCGCTGTGCGGAGAGGACTTCCACCGAACCGGACGCCATTCCCTACGAGCATCAGGCCTCCCTGATGCGCTGGGCCAGTTCCGCCTGTTCAGCTTCGTCAGCAAGATTGGCCGCGATCTCTTTCTGAGTCTCGGCCACGACCGTCGCCAGCGTGAAGACGTCGCCCTTCCAGAGCTTGACGTTCTGAACGATCTCAAGGAGCTGTTTTGCGTCCATCAGCCGCCCCATCCGAAGTCGATCGTCGTGTTGAGCGGGCTGTTCGCCGAGGTCGCGCCGGTGCCAAACAGCATCCACTGGAGGCAGGCGCCGTCCTCGACCTCCGGGAACGATGGCAGCTGGTTCGCGAAGTCGCGCTCGCTCCACATGCCGGACACGGGGACCGGGATGTCGAGGAGCGGCCTGCCGATGCAGAGAGCCACGACGCCCGTGCCGGTGTACGCCGTGCCGCCGGACCAGGTGAACGAGTTGATGCGGGCGATGCCCGTGTCGCCGCCCTGGCGCGGCAGGAAGGGGCCGTATCGACCCGCCGCGTTGCCTGAGTGCAGGATGCGCGAGGCGTAGGCGTCCGCCGTGGCGCCCATCGTGGGCGAGCCCTGGAACGCGCGGCCGGTCGTGCCTGCCGGGTTCGTGTAGTCTGACGCCGACAGGGTGGGGCCGCCTGCGGTCGGCTGGGTCTGGACGACGAAGAACGCCTCGCAGCCGAGGCCGCCCGCGTAGCGAGGCATCTGGATCGTCGCGGTGTGCGTGCCGGTGCCGTTGTCCGTGATGTTCACCGCCGTGGCGGCCAGGTAGTCGGCGAAGCTGGCGGCCAGGCGGCCCGTCGTGGCGCTGACCCGAATCCACCAGTAGTCGACGCCGGCCGAAAGGCCCCCGGGGAGCGCACCGCCTGAGTTCGTCAGGCGGAACTTCGTTCCAGGTTTCCAGTCGTTGGCGACCGTGAGCAGGTCCGTCGTGCTATCCGCCGTGAACGTGTTGCTGTTGATCAGCACGCGTGAGCCGGTGCCGGTCACGTTGGTCGTCGACAGGCGGTAGTAGCCCTGCAGGTCGATCAGCTTCAGCTGCCAGGGTGCGCCGGCGGCGGCCACGATGTTCGCGCCGACGTTCAGGACGTGCTTGCTTGCCGGGAGCACCGGGCCGTTGTGCGGCAAGCCGAACACCGTCGTGCCGTCGCCGTTGATCTCGTCGCAGCTCGACCAGACAAGGTCGGTGCCGGGAAAGGTCGAGGCATTCGGGAAGCCAGCGATGCCGCCCAGCATGTGCCAGCCACCTGCTGTGTGCGCCGGGCTGGTCAGCTTGGATCCGTCACGGCGAGCGTACTTGCCGTTTACGGTGATCTGGTTGATCAGATCGTCCTGGGAGGTCCAGCCCATCTTAGTTCTTGCTCCATACGAATTTTGCGTAGCCTGCGAAGGCGTTGTTACCGACCGATCCGCTGGGGCGGGTGATCAGGTTCAAATATGCGCCGTCGAGAATGCGGGGGGCGTAGGCTCGCTCTCTGACGAAAGAGACCTCGCTCATGGTGTTGGCCTCACGGATGGCGCAGTCCATCAGAGGTTTGACCAGAACCAGTGCCATCAGGCCGCCGTTGGGGACGAGCATGTTCACGCCGATGATGCGGCGGACGCCTCGGTCTCCATTGGCCAGCGTCAGGAAAGGCGCCGCTACCGAGTTCGCTACAGCGGGCTGCCCGCAAACGAGGCTGGCAATGCTCGCGGCGGTCGTCGCGCAGTACTGGATCGGGCTCGTCTTCACGACGCCGTCCTGGTTTTCATAGTCGAACGTGAACTGACCGCCGCCCACGGTCGGGGCCACTGCCACGGCCATGACGTGCACGCCGTCGCCGTCCTCGTAACGCGGCAGGACTACGGTGTTGTCCATCAGCTGCGCGTCGAGGGTGTCCATGTCGACGAACGGGTAATACAGCAGATAGTCGAGCAGGCAGAACTGCCCCAGCAGCGTGCCGGATGGCGTCATGACGCCAAACTCGGCCAGGTGCTTGCTCGCCGGCGCCTGTGAGGCGCCATGGTAGATCCCGCGGTAGGGATCGAGCGTGGCGGCCACGAGGGGTGACGACGCATAGTAGTTCGGCAGCGGGTTGCCGGCGGCCATCGACAGGTCCACCCACCAGTTCGTCACCGACGCCTGGGAGGGCACCTTTCGGAACGAACAAAAGCTCGTCCGGCCCTCGTCATACGCGGCGGCGAAGGCTGTTACGTTAGCGAAGCCGGGCACTGCCTGTCGCCTTTGCGCTCATCTGCGCTGCAATCGGTGCAGCGCAGGTGCATGTCGGCTTAACGGTGCCCACGGTCACGGTAGCTGGTGCTGCGCACTTCGAACACTGATACGACATCAGTCCTCCTCGACGACCAGGGCGTTGGCAGCAAACTGCGGCTGGATCAGGTTCGATACCGAGAGGGACGCGTTCAGCGCACCCTTGTAGAGAATCTGACCGGCGCCCGACGCGGCCGTACCGATCGAAACGTGCGTGACGACGTTCGTGCCGCCCGTGCACTGCGGGAACTGCAGCAGGTCGTCGTTGGAGATCTGGCTACCTACCAGGTCCCAACCGGTAGCATCGCGCGCGACAGGGATACGAGCGTAGCCCGTGTAAGTGGCCTCGTTCGTGAGCTGCGTACCTGCTTCACCAGGATCGGCAGTGTGCAGGGCAATGTAAAGGTCAGTGATTGCGTCCCACGGGAAGGTCGTGTTGCGGAAAATCTTCGCGAGGACGTCAGCCTCGGTAGCATTTGATTTACTCATTGGGTTCGATCTCCTTCTCCATCATGGAGACAATTCGGCCATCCGCGTCGTAGGCGGTGACGGTCTTCTCCACGGCGCCGCGCCGCGGAATGTGAGCCTGCACATCGATGTTGATCGGCGCCGCGGCCGGGAGGACGGGTGCGGCCACGTCGATGTTGATAGGTGCAGGAGTGATGTTCACGTCAGGAGACTTGACCTCGACGTTCACCACAGGTGGCGGGGATGCCCTCAAGACATCTGCAAGGCTCGTAAAGCCGGCACTGATTTGAGCGCTATAATCGATGGGCTGCGTTGGCGCGGGGAAGGCGCTGATAATCTCTTCTCGCAGCTGAGAAAGAGCGGGCTTGGACGGAGACTTGTTCTTGTTGTCACGCGTCGGGCGCTTGCCCTCGGGCGAGACGGAGCGGCCCAACGGATCGCCGTTGGGGGTGACGTCACCGGTATCGACCTGAGCACTGCCTTCGTAAAAGCCGGTGCCGGAAAGCTCAGGCGCGCTGTCGGGCCGGAAGCGGCCGAACATCTGGAGATGGAATTCGTCGTCGGTGATGACCCCGTGCGAGAGCAGCTCAAGGTAACGGGCCTGCTTGATCGCATACTGCGCTTCGAGCTCGGTGAGCGGCCGCATCTCGGCCTTCTCAAAGTAGCAGTGAACGTAGGACTGGCTGCCCTGCAGGCGCAGCGCCAACGTGAACATCGCAGAGAAGATGTCGGCGATCGGCTTGTTGATCTCGTCGGCCATCATCGTGAAGATGCGGGCCTCGACGGTGGCGGTGTTGACGCCCGAACCGGTGCCGCGGCCGATGACCGTGGCCATGGTCTTCAGCGCCGACTGGTTGATCGAGTTGAGGATGCCGATGATGCCGCTGACGTCGAGCGAGGCGTTCGAGCCCTTCTCGTTCAGGATCTTCGACTCCACGGAGTCGTAGTGGACCCAGACAGTGTCAGGGCGCATGTTGGCGACCTGGGCCGCAATCTCGTCGAGACGCGCACGCATCCAGGAGCGCATCTGCTCCTCATCGTCCTTGATGCCGGCCGGTGCGTTCTTGCGCAGCACCTCTTCGAGCACCTTCGCTTCGATGCGCGGGTAGCCCGTAAGGTTCATGATGCGATAGAGGTCGTTCATCACCTGCTGGCGCGCGGCCACGGTGTTGATCGCGGAAACGAAGATCGACTGGGGGTAGATCTCAGTCGGATTCTGGCGGTAGTAGCGGACAAAGAACGTGGGAATATCGAGGTCGATCTCCTCGTTCTTCGAAGTGACCTGGACCGGTTTGTACTGCCCAGACTGCTTCTCGACCCATTCGAGCTCGGCGAAATCGACAGTGCGGACCTCGCGCGGGATGAAGGTCTTGTCGACAACCAGCTCTGATGCGATCGCGCCGCGCGCCAGGATCATATAGCGCATCGCCTCGGCAATGACGTCGAGCGTCAGCAGCATGCGGAACCCATCCGAATAGTCGGTACGGTTCATCATCGCTACCAGGATTTGCTGCAGCATCTGCTGGCCGGCGCGGTCGGGCTCGTCGTTGGTGTCGTAGACTTCGAATATCGGCTGCGTGTTCGCGACCGTGAGGTAGGCGTGAAGCGCCGCCGAGAAATCGGGGTCGAACTTCAGGAGATCGAGGATCAGCGTGCGACTGTCATTCGCCGTACGGTTCGAGAAGATGTCGGTAAGGTGGTCACGATACGTAGGAAGGCTCAGGGTGTCTCCACGCTGAGCCGCCGACGGGTCGAACGTCTTCGTACGCGCAACGCCCTTGATGGGAGCCTTCACGCGCGGCGGGACAATCTTCTGGATGACGCTGGCGAGACCTGCCACGCTGGAATGCTCCTTCAGGAGCTCAACCCATGTGTGTGTAGGGGCAAGTTAGTGAGTGAGTCATAGAGACTCAGGGAGTGGGTGGTCGTGTCAACCGAGAGAGCTCCTCTTCGATTTTGTGGCGGGGTTGCAGTCCACTCTCCCCTCGAAGGATGGCCTCAATGTCGAAGATGATGTCCCAGTAGCTGTGGAGCGGCCCTACGGGAGCAGCGACTTCTCTCAATCTCAAGACCCAGACAAGTATCGGAAGCGCAAACGTGAAAGCATGGCGAGGCGAAGGGCGCACGACCCTGACGCCGCGCGCGCCAAAGAGAGGGCATGGCACCAGGCCAATCGCGAGCGCAACAAGGCCACGATGCGAGCTTATTACGCCAAGCGGTTCTTTTGGGGCCGGGCGATGAAACTACGTGGTGAAGGCCGAGCGACATCTCGCGAATTAGCTGCCCTGTGGAAAGCCCAGCGCGGTCGCTGCGCTCTCACCGGGCGCCGCTTGGACCGCACCGCCCAGCTTGATCACAAGACCGCCAAGGCTCGCGACGGCCAAGACCACATCGGCAATCTTCAGTGGCTTTGCAAGGACGCAAACCTCGCCAAGCGCGAACTGACAGACGAGCAATTCGTCGCCCTCTGTGCCGACGTCATGCGCTGGATCGGGCAACGCATCGCCGCCGTGGAAGCGATCTCACGCCAGGAGAAAGCAGCATGACCCGCCGCCGTTACATGCGCGTTGTCTTCGCGCTGTGGGTCAGCGGCTGCGGCTGCGAACGGATTTTGATTAGCAAAGGGCCGACCCGGAAAGGATCGGCCGCATTGGAGAGTGCCGCTCTGAAACGAGAAAAGGCCCCACCCCTTTCGGAGCGGGGCAGTTCTATCAGGTGGGTTTCCGGGAAGCGCCCGGACGCATCGGCCCTA